ATGAATTTAGAGAAAGAAATGGAAACTATATTAATTAAAAGAAAAAAACTTAATCTTAATGATGACTATGGCATTCAAAAAAGTTGGGATGAAATAATTGAAGTACTCTCAGAAAATGAGGAAAATACAATTAGCTATCTAGAAAATTGCAATAAAGAAGATTTATATTGGATCAGTAAAGTATTTGAAGATTTAGCTGAAAGTTTGCACAGTAAAGAACTTATTAATTGTTTAAGAAAATTAGATGAAAAGTACCCTGACTTAGAAATGACAAACGATATTGATATTGCAGAAAGTTATATAGAATAATATACGTACCATCTCTTATATTTGACGATAATGATTCTTGATGGTGGTAAGCAATGATTGAAATTAAAGTTTCTGATCCTGTATTTAGATTTCTCGGTGGACATTTCCAGCAAGATATAGAGTCTCCGGAAAATGCACTTGATGAATATTTAAATGAAGCATCAAAAAAAACTAAAAGAAAGAGATTTAATAGCGCTAACTGAGTTTGTAAATAGTGATTATTCAGAAGAAGACAAGAATGAATTTATAGAGGAAGCAGCGGATGGCATATACTTTCCTGAAGAGGATATAACTCCATTAGAATGGCTTAAGCAAGTCACTGAACAAATTAAAAAGCAACTTAAACAACATAGTTAGAAAAAGAGCCCTTTTTTAAGAAGGGCTTCTTTTATTAATTTCAAGTTCACTTCTAGCTTCGCTTTCGTTTTTAGTCCGTAAATGCCGTATGTCTTCAAAACAAACATGGACTGAATCGTTCGACCGCATTTTTGATGAAAGATAAATTGAAGTGGTATAAACTGCAGAAAAAGAGGGTAATAAAAAAACCATAATAATGGACTTAATCTTGCTAACATGCTACTAATATCTTCTCTTCCAAGAGGTTTATATAAAGGACTTAATTTATATTCTTCTAATCTCATTTTATGGGATTTTTACCATCTCTCTGATGAACAAAAAGTCGCTAAACCATATCGGCTGTATTAGATGTAGAGATGTATATTAATAAAGATGGCTCAATAGCTACTGCATATCCTTTATATAAAAAACCAAGGGAATGATTGAATTTATTATGGAATATTATTTGAATGTAAAAGAGACCATTTAGGATACTTACGAGTGGTTCTCCCTGCAGAGTTAGAATACTTTTCTGATTTCATTGAAGACATTGTTTCGGTAGATGAAGCTGATGAATACTTGAAAATGATTCAAGATGTATTGGATGGTTCTTCTGAAGAATATGAGATTCAACTAAATACAACCATTGCATATATAAAAGAAGATCAAACAGTCATAGAACACCTTTATACAGAAAATGAAAACGATAGAAGCTCCATGGAGACAGTAAAATACAAAAAACTTATACTCGACTGGAGAGACAAGATCCCCCAAAGGTATAAGAGTGATGATTGAAACTTTAGGTCCCTTGAAATTCAAGGGACCTTTTTATTACTTTAATACCGCTTCAAGTTTCACTTTGTTTTCGATCCGCAGTTACTATCTGGAGAACTCATTAGGAACGGTCTGACGAATTTTTGGTTTTCAGTGCATAATAGCAATCAATGCCATTTCCTTGCCCTTCTTACTGGAATAATGTAAGCCTCTAGAGCTGTTTCAATAAAAAATAAAAAACCCTTGCTGCGCAAGGGTTTCGGCTATGATTCCGACTGGGCTCGAACCAGCGACCTCTACCCTGTCAAGGTAGTGATTACCTTCTGAGCTGTTATTTTTATTCCTGACAAATACTTATCTATCAAGGGATTGCAAATTTAAGATCTGATCTTTTCTGATTAAAAATAATGATTGTTGGCAAGTTTGGACAACAACTCGCCAACAATTTTCCACTTAAAACCAGAGATTGAATTCACAGCCTTATCAATATTTTCTCCATTGATAAAAGAACATTCGTTCGCACATAATTTATTCAAGGAGATGAAATCAAAATGACCGATTTTGAACGGAAAGTGTATCGGATTATTTTTAGCATGACCCGCTTCGGGAAAAATCCCTCCATGGAACAATTGAAAAGGAAAACCGGAAAAGATGAGCAGACGATCCGTGCTGCCGTGAAAAGTTTGATGAGGGGGCGCATGTTGAAATGGGATAAAGAAAAAGAGAAGTGGATGTTTTAACTCATTACAATAAAGTTAAACAAAGGACTTAAAAGGAGGTACATAGTTTATCTTTTAACCGTTGTAGCGAATGAGTGAGTTGGTGCGGAATGAAAAAATAAAAAAATGGTAATATATAAGCTCACTTTATAAAGTGAGCTTTTTTGTATTATGAGAAAAAAGACTTCCATTTTTCAAATGCAGAAATTAAACTTACTGAGGTAGTAGCAGTCTTAATAATAGAATCAGCTGAATCTAGGAAACTTTTTATTAAAACTTTCTTAGGCTTCTCTGTATTAGCTTCGCTTGTTGTAGCTTGTACCAGATGATTTAATTTTTCTTCTTCCTCGCTATCTAAATTTGAATCTTTGATTTCTGTTAATAGTGCCTGCGTTAGCTCTGCTAACTCATTATTACTGCTATTATGATTCATAACCACATTTGAAGAATTAGACCCAAAGCTAAATGCGCTTCCACTATTATTTGAAATATTATATTGCCTGTTATCCTCCATGTAAACGTACATCCCCTTTTTAGGCTCACTAAATAGCCCTTCATTAATTAAATCCTTAAAAGTCTTACCATCAGCAATCGAACCTAAACTAACATAGGTACTTTTAGCGGGTTCCAGTATTTCTTTTTTTTTTGACATTGAGACTTAAAAAAATCAGTAAACTCGAACACTAACAAAAAATTTTCAGGGGAAAAGTCATTTTCCCCGCAATAACAATCAAATAACTCATCTTCTATATCCTCATGTAATCCAAATGACTGGATTTTATGATTGGATGGACAAAGTAACATTTTTTTAGGGATTAACTCATAACCATCTTTAGTCATGAGATATTTTAAAACAGATCGATAATGATTCTCACTCAAACCTATAGCGTATAATACATTTTCTACAGTAAAATCCTCAATAGGAGGGTCATTAGCAGCCCAATTCAATAAGACTTCATTAATCTCCAAAAAATTTATTGCTTGTTCCACGTAACTCCCCTCCTAATAATCATTCTTCTGTATTTATGGCAGCCTCTTGATCTACTTTTTTTCTATCTTCCATATCAACTAGTATCAATATATCTAAAACATGATCTACTATTGTTTCAGGTACTTCTTTAGTAAATTTAAAATACCCCTTTTGAAAATTAACTTCAAATATTGTTTCTAATTCTATTGATGTTTTTGGATCGGTATATACAAAGATACACTTCTCTTCCATTGTATGATCAGTTGGTAAACCCAGACCTTTTATCGCGTTGGTAATTTTATCAAAAGTTCCATCATTACTTAAATCAATACCCTTTTTTCCATTGAACTGAACACTTCCAACATTAGTAGGAAGTGAAATATGTCTTGAAGATACTCCCGCCGATAATAGTTCACACATTTTAACAGCATTATCCCTTGTTAATTTAGGGACTGTAAAGTATTTGCAAATTTTTTTGTAACCAATAAAATCCATGGTGAATTCAATATATTTTTTTATATCTTTAAATGGACACCTCATTTGAATCAAAGGGACCTCTCCAAAGATTAACACGACAGAAGTAAACTGTGCATATGATGATACGGATGAGGAATATCCACTCTTCCTAACAGTTAATTTCTCTTCAACAAACTTTAAATAAACTGCGGACCCTTCATGTTTAATAGCACAGAGTTGTAAAGTTTGCTTTAATGGTGGTTGCCATTCAGTATCAATGTTATTAGGGTTAACATTACGATTTTTTACTAGGTAAGACAGTAATTTTTCAGGTGAATCTATATTTTCAGGCCAAGCTTCTTCTAGTTCACATAGAGTTAAGTTTGTACTTGAAAATTTAAATTGCTCATCTAAATAATCTAACTTTTCTTTATGTCCTTCTTTAATTAAATCTTGGATTATATCTTCTTCAGAACGACCATAATAAGTTATTTTATTATTCTTTGCAAGTTGATTAAGGAATTTTTTTCTCTTAATTATATTAGTGTATTTTATCATATGACCCTGCCCTTTATAAAAAATAAACTTAAAGAGCACAAAACTGCAAAATAACAAATAAAATGTTAAAATATTAATGAGTTTGAGTTTAGCGCTCCAAAACGTTCCTTAATAGGGACGTTTTTCTTTTATAATAACAGTATTTTATGTCATTATCCACATTTTTACACCATTTTTTATAGCTGGCAAACGTATGACAAACAAAACCCTCCTCATCTCGAGAAGGGCTCCACTCATCATACGGCCGGTATTTCTCCGACCAGCTTCTAATTCTTTTTTGAGCGCTTGTTCATGTTCAAGCAAAAACAATGCAACTGTCCCAACCTTTTTAACCGGTTTGAGCTTTCCGGAAGTCACAAGGGTGCTTAAACGCTGCCCGGTGACTCCAAGCAGCTCTCCCTCTTCCGCTGCAGTCAAAACTTCTTCCTTGATAAACTTAATTTTTTCGCTTTCTTTCATGTTGTTTTTCTGACCAAATCATAATAAGACCTTTGAATAGTGTGAGGATCACAGCTAAATATAAAATTATACTCGCTATCAATCCAGAAAGCGATAAGTTTTTAGAATCAATAGAGACAAGGCCAAATAACATTATTAGAAGTATGGCCATATCTGATGTGCTGTACTTGCTGAAATAATCTTTCATCATACAAAAAATGGATGAGTTGCAGTATACCGCAATACGCTTTTGCGGCATACCGCAATCACTTTTGATGTATACTGAGTGTGTATTCGAGGAAACAGGGGGTTTCCCCCCTTAAAAACCTTGAAACCTGCAGTTGCGCTTCTAGCTTTGGCGGCGGAAGCGCTTTTTCTCCTTTTCTCCTCGCTGCTTCTTTTCATTTTGGAATATGTCATAAAGCTGTTTGCCAATTGTGACAATCCCTGCAATGGAAAGTACCCAGTCTTTAAACTCATCCACTTAACCACCTCCTAACACAAGAATTATACCATTTTTATCCGAGACACCAATATATTTCATAAAAAAACCACTCTAAAGAGACGGATGCTCCGCTAGTCATTTTTACCCAACCACTTAAAATCTGCTTTCTATCAACTTTATTCAAGAGCAACACAAGGAATAAAGACGCAGACCAAATGATTCATTTTTCCTTTTCAATCGTACAGCGACCATTTCCTTCATTCTTCCATGGTAATATCTTGTTGAAGCTTTTTAAAAGAAAGGATATGGTCATGAAAGTTTTTGAAGCAAACAGCTTGTTGACCGCTGCCAAACAGCGTGCGAGTGAATACAAAGAACTGCGCGGCCAGATGGTCAATCTAAAAAAAGCGTTTCAAGGTATGGCTGACCTCGGTGACAGCGACTTTTCAGGCCGGGGCGCTGACAATATCAAAGCCTTTTTCCAGGATCACGCCGGCGTCACAGACAGCTGGCTTGATCTGATCGATATGAAAATCGCATTTCTCACAAGCCTTCCCGGCAAGGTCGAAGATGCCGGACTTTCCAATTCGCATGTGGAGGAATCATTTCTGGAGCACGAGCTCACCCACGCCCTCAGTAAATCAAAGGCGATTATGGAAGAGCAGAAAAAGGACATGCGCTCCATCCTCGGAGAGATCGAAGACATCATCTCGCTTGATCTGTTTTCAACGGAAAGCACAGATCAGAAGCTCTCTTCAGCTGACAAAAAAAGAAGCGAAACGATACATAAGCTCGGCAAGCTTGATCACGATCTAACGAAAGAATACGCAGAAACCGAAGCGAACGAACAGTTCATCCAAGCCGACTTTGAGCAGCTCCAAAACGCCACAGGCAAAGGAAAAAGCGCCACGCCGCTTCACTACAACACCAAAGCGTACCGAGAAAGCGACATCCATAAGAAGAAAGGCGATATCGCAAGACATTCGGATGCTTATTTGACGATTAAAAAGGAAGAAGCGAAAGAGCGGGAAATCAAGGATCTAAAGAAAAAGCTGGCTGATGGTGTCACCGATCCGGATGAATACTTAGAGATCGCCAAGAAGGTTGGCTACGAGAATCTCACCCCTGAACAGCTTGAATTTGTTTCATTTCTGGAACAGCGTAAAGCTTTCATGGATAACGGAAAAGAAGCATTGCAAATCATAGGTGATGGCGCCAAAGGTCTGCTTGTTGGTGTATACGATCTTGCCAAGGATACCGGTGAAGGAGCACTTCAACTCGGACGGAATATCGGTTGGACAATTGACAACTTAAACAAAGATCCTCAAAAAGTTCTGGATACTGTTCTGGAATACGACTATCTAGGTGTCTTTCAAAGTATGGTTGACACATTGAAGGATGATTGGGATAAAAAGATGATTCACGGCGATGCATATACACGGATGCACTATGTTACTTACTTGGGCGGAAGTCTTCTGTTATTGAAAGGCGGAAAGTCCTCTGTCTCAACAGGCTCAAAAGATCTTGCTAAAGTTGGGAAGGCGGCTAGCGAAAAGATTAAAAATGGCAATCCGTCTGTCAAGCCTTATGCCAATAGATATACCCCTGCATTAGAAGGGATTTTACAAGACGCCGGGAATACTATTAATGTTAAAAATACGCCGCTTTTAAAGAGATTAGTTCAATCAAAGGATGATTTGTTTACTAAAGCCGCACCTTATACTTACAGAGATGAATACGGAAACCTCAAAACAGTTAACTTAAAAATGGGCCATCTTAAAAACCAAAAACATCCTAAAACTGGAGTTCTATATAATAAAGACGGTTTCCCAATTTTCAAAGCAAAATTTGATACGAAGATTGATTCTAAACTTTATAAGGAAAGCGATTATTTACAATTTAAAGATGCAACCTTAAAATTAAAAGAAGAAATTGAAAAGGATCCTTTACTTAGAAATCAATTCAATGACCTTCAAATCGAAATGATAAAAGCTGGTGAAACACCAGACGGATATACTTGGCATCATCACCAAGATTCAGGGAGAATGCAATTAGTTGACCAAAAGGTGCACCGGCAAACAGGCCATACAGGAGGCCGGCACCTTTGGGGTGGTGGAAGTAAGAACAGATAGGAGTTGGTCAATATGACAGAGTGGAGATTTGCCGAAGAACCCATCGGGGAAACAACTGTTAAAAAAATCGAAAAGGCTTTAGATATTAAGTTTCCAAACGACTACATTTCAACTATATTAAACAACAATGGAGCACGCCCAAGTAAAAAGATTTTTGACTATGGAAATACAAAAGGCGCGGTTTTTAATCGATTACATGGTCTAACTGAGGATAGTTCAAGTTTTATTTTAGAGGTTTTAGAAGATTATCAGGATGGAAGAATGCTTTCAGGGGTAGTCCCTTTCGCCTGTGATCCTTTCGGTAATGAAATCTGTTTCGATTATCGTCAAAATAAAGAGAATCCCACCGTGGTATTCTGGGATCATGAAATTGCATATGAAGATCCTGATGGAGCTTTGAGTCATATATGTGATTCATTTACGGAATTGGTAGATAAGCTCTATGAAGAATAGAAACACAAAGTCCATATAAAAAAGCCCTTCCCTTTTGAGAAGGGCTTTTTGTTACTTCAATAATCTTTCCAGTTTTGCTTTCGTTTTCGGTCCATAAATACCATCTGCAGTCAGGCCATACATGGACTGGAATCGTTTGACCGCGTTTGCTGTTTTCGGCCCGTAATAGCCATCTATTCCGTTGTTACTTGCCCCTTTGTCCGGGTAGTAATAGAGAACCGCCAGTGCAGATTGAATCTGTTTCACGGCCGTCCCCTTAGTTAAGGGGCTTGTCACTTTAAAAACGCCTGACGGCAACGTGTAAGATGATTTCTTGCCGCCTGATGGAGAGCCGGCCGATCTGGTCAACTTTAATACCTGACCAACTTTTATCAGATTCGGATTCTTGATGCCGTTCAAGCTTTGCAGGGTTTTCATGCTTACGCCTGTTTTCTCTGCAATTACAGAGAGGGCATCTCCCTTCTTTACGGTGTACGTCGCCCCACTGGGCTTTGAATCTGTTTTTTGTGGTTTGGATGCTTTTTTACCTCCGAGGCGTTCAAGTTCTGCAGCAATGGCCGCTTTCACTTCATCCCAGCGCCCCGCATCTAAAATACGGTGCGGGCAGTATTTCCCATTCCAGTCCTGATGCTTTCTGATTTTGTCAACGCCCCATCCGCGCTCTTGAAGTAACTGAGCCACAAACTTGATAGCCAGCGCCTCCGCTGCTTGGTATCGCGCTCCGCCTGACTTGCTGTAGCAGATTTCCACACCGATAGACTTACGGTTCCCGGTTCCGTTTGTACCGTCGCCAGAATGCCAAGCGTTCCGATCCAGCGGAATCCCCTGAATTACTTCTTTATCATCTACGGCAAAATGATAGCTTGTCGATTCGCTGTTTCCCGTCATATAACTGATTTCATTGGCGGCTGATGCGTCGTTTGCTGTGTTATGGATGGTGATATACTCCGGCGTCATTGGATTCGGGCATTTCAGGCTGTATTCTTCGCTTGGGACTAATCTCTTTTTCACTGCAATTGTCATAAAAAATCTCTCCTATTCTGTTTTGAAATATAAAAAAGCAGCCGGGTTAACCAGCTGCCTGATCGTCTTTTTCTGCTTTCTGATCGTTGTCGCTTTCAATTACATGGAGCCGGTCAGTGATGACGGCCGGAATTTTAACGCCGATCTGTGCCAAATTTTCCGTGATGGACAGGCCCTCATTTGCGATATAAAAAAGAACGGTTCCAAAGGTCAGAACACCGTTCAAATTTGTTATCGTATCAATAATGTTGGCGACGATGACCACCATAAAACTGAGCATCTTCCGCACATACCCAAACCACGCGCTGCGGCTCCGGAGCTGCTTCATTTTCCACGCTTTGATAATGCCGGTGATGACATCCAAGATGCTTAGGATCAGAAGCAAGTCAAGGTATTTCACCTCCCCGAAAAGATATGTTCTTGCGATCTGTAAGCTTTCAAAATTCATCCACACATGTATTCCCTCCATTTTGATCACCTCCTTCGAGGCAAAATAAAAACACCTATTCAGTTACAGGTGCTGGTTCACTATGGCCTTCATTTGCTGACTGAACAGCATTTAATTGTTCTTGAAGCTCCTCGCGCTTCTTTTCCGCAAATGTATATAAAGCCTTGTATTCGGCGCGTTCCTTATTCTTTTGATTCAATTCTTCTTGCAGTGAAATAGATTTGTAGATTTCAATCTGCAACTGTTCTTGAAGCTGCTCTTTTGTCATTTCTTGCATTCCTTTCACTCCTTACTCTTGATCGGGATACGCATTACCGCGTTCGTTTTCTGTAATTTCATCATATTCCGCTTGTGTGATGCGGCCTTTCTCAACGGCTTTTCTCATTTCAACGGTCAAAACAGTTCCGTTTTTCCAGCAATCCTCAAAAAACCCGAAAAGAGCACTTCGGTTCTCCAATGGGCTCCCCCCGTTTCCTTTTATTGATTCATTAAGAGATTGCAAACCCGCTGAAGGTCAAGGACTTGCTCCTGCAACTTTTCCTCTGTAGTCTTTTCCTTTTCTCTATCTTTTGCTTCAATATTTAATACCACGGGCTCAAGCTTCATCTTTGCCATCCTCCTTATTTTGAACGTAGATTGTTATAAGCCCTTCTCGGTTGCCTTGTGGATCAACGACAATTTGAACTGGAATCATAATAAGCTTTTTGCTCCCACTGTACCCTTGATAATAACCGTCAGGCTCTACATAAGTTTTTGTGAGCAAATAGCTTATTTCATCAGACTTTATATCATGAAGGACATATAATTGATACGCTACTTTTGTTGTATCGTCCGGCTGCAGATCGAACGAAACAGCCTCCATGGGATATGTCTTGTCTCCTTTTTTTATAGAGCCGGCAGTTATTTCAATTCCCGCGCCGGTTTCTTCTATTTCGATGCCGTCCGCATAATAAAGACTCATGTTAAAATCCCTTTTTTCAACCATAAAAATTACTCCCTTATTGTGATTCGTAAAAAATAACAATTTGAACCTTTATCGTTTTTCCCGCAACTCCGGCAGTAGTCCCGGTCCCTCTCACTCCAATATCAACAGAACTGGCGCTTATATTTTCTAATCCTACCGTAACCGCATTAGAATATGCGCCAATCGCTGTACCTACCGCCGCAAAAACGTTCTCAGGCGCATAATCAAAACTATCAACAAAAGGAATGCGATTGTAGCGCGCGTACGCAGTTGCCCCTCCGTCAGGCGGCAGTTTAATGTCCCAAGTAAAGCAGTAAACCATCAAACCGTATTGTAGGCCTCCATGCTCGTTTTCTAATTCTGTAGAAACATTGCCACCCATCAATTTGAATTCGCAATTTTTTGCATTCCCTGCTACAACTTTGGTTCCCAATGGTAGCGTTAAATCTGATGCATCAACAATCGTTTTTTGGCCTGATTTCAGTCGAATGACCCCGGGGACATCAATATCTAAATTATTCGGTTTAAAGCGATAAATAGTAGCTGATCCTTCAAAAAGGGCCTGATAACGGTTATATGTGAACGGCTCTCCTATATTTTTAGGATTGGTAGTAGCAGTAAGAAGAAAGGCGTCTTCTTCAACAGCTGCCTGTCTTTCCATTTTCATATTAAAATGGCTTATAACTTGTCCAACATCTCCTATTTCTGAATACATTGAAATAGTTGGAACCGTTTCATATGCGGTTTGCTCGCCTGCGCCACGGAGCTCAATTTTGCCATCACCAATTGAGACTGTTCTGTAGATTTCATTAGAGGAATCGCCAGGATCGTAAAACCTTCCTTGTTCCTGCGTTATTTTCGCAGAACTAACAACCAATTTGTTGTAATCATAATGAGAGTCTCTGGTGAATTGGTAAATCTTATCACCTTCGATATAGTATTCGGCATCTTCTGATTGTGTCAGCGCCTCGAAACGGGCCCCTTTTATGTCCACGCCCTCTATCGTGATACCTTTCAACGTCCCGACGTTTATTTTGTCCGCTGAAAGGTCTTGGATCTTGGCGTTTGTTATTGAACCGTCAATGATATGCGCAGTGTCAATTATGGCCGTTCCAAGATGCGCCTTTTTAATTGCGGCGTTCGCGATAGCAGCAGATCCTACCGCCGCGTCTGCAATTTTTGCTGATGTTATCGCGGCTGATTGAATATTGGCGGAACCGACCGCAAGGTTTGCGAGATAGTTATTCGTGATGACCCCATCAACCAGGGCTACGTCATAGGGACTGTAGCCATATTCTTTAATTACCGCTCCTTTTCTGACTTGAATTTTTCTTACGACATAACTGCAATTACTGTTATCATCCGAACCACGGCCGCCCAAACCAATTGTGTAATTATTACCGGTTTCCGGTGCCGTGAATTGAATATTCACCCTCTTGAATTCATCTGCCGGGTAATTGCTTATGTCAGTGAGCCCGCTTGAATCCAAGGAAATAAAAGTACTGCCTTTTTTTAGATGATTCCAAGATATATCTGTTGTATTATTTCGTTTCACTTCAAAAGACAATGTATACACTTGATCTTTTACAAGCGACATCGTCTGTTTGACAGAAAGTTGACAAACACCAAAAGCCTTGTTCCCATCCTGAGAAATTGTCATTTCATTGAATTCTTTTTTGTCTATCGTGTACTTGGTGCCTGAATAGGCATACCACCAGTTGCTATCCAACAATGAACCCGGCAAAATATTGGCATCATCAAAGTTTCTGGATAGCTTATCAGCGTCAACGGCCAGGTCGGCCAGTTTTTCTTTTGTGATCGCTCCGAAAACAATGTCATCAGTCAAAATGCGCTGAGTGGTCGCGGAAAATTGATCCGTGAATTCGCTCTCTGTGCCCCGTGTGTTGATTGAGCGCAAGCGATAATACCAAACTTCATTTACTCCCGTAAAATGCTCGCATCCGCCTGTTTTGCCTCTGTAAATACGATTCTCTTTTAATGGGGTGAATCCATTTACTTGTGAAGCATACACCTCATAGGCTGCAATAAAACTGGACGGATCATAATCCCATGTCAGGGCCACATTCTGAAACATTGCCTTGATCACTACATTCGACGGAACTGGCGGGGCTTTGTCAGGGAAACTGCCATCCGTAACCTCGCCGGCATCCGGTTTACTTTCCCAAGTGCCGCGATTTTTTTCAATTACGCTTTCAATTTGATCAATCCGGCCGTCCTTTTGTAATGCTGATAAAAATTGGCCGATCTCAACCACGCAAGTATTTTCAGGGTCGGTAATATCGTATTCCATTGAAATAACGCGCTGCGATGTCTCGATTGGAATAGCGAAGTTTCGATCAATTGCGATCGTTGTATCTCCCAATTCCACATGTTCGTGTTCGTGGCCCGGCACGCTCTCAAGCAGTTGCACGGACAGCTCGTAATTGATTTCTGTCTTGCATGCAGTCGTAATCAAATGATTATATGTGGCCTTTAAAAGCTCTTCCGGCTCCGTTATGTCTTCATCATTGTATTGGCCTTCCCTATGGATCAACTTTCCATCTTTAAGGCGCCCCAATCGTTCTAATAAATCCGGATCGCCAACCCATTCCTGGCCTAAAGGCTTATCGACCGGGTCGCCTTTTGATTTTTTCCATTCCACTTCAGAGAAATCAATAAAACGAGAATAGCCGCCCGTTTCCTCTCCTTCCTCATCCGTAGATACTATGGATGCCCCGTAACCCCAAAGGGCTGTCACCGGGTAACTGATAACAGTCCGCCGGATATTCGTTGTATCCTTATCACTCTCAAAGCGCTTCCCGCTGTCTTTACCGCGACGGGGAAGTATTTTTATGATTCGTTTGACGACCTTATTTCCATCAAATTCTATAGTGTCCTGAAGCTCTCCGCCCCATATATTGATCACGTCAGCAATACAATCCAACGCTGTTTTTTTATAGAAGGTAGTCGAATTCACTCCAAGCTCCGCCGTTACTTCCGCCACCCATCTTGACCGAGAAAGAACGTTGTCCAGTACAAACTGAGCAGTTTTATTGGTAGGGCGAAAATCTTTTACAAAGGTTTCAGCAAGCTCCATCATGGCAGCCTCACAGGTAACCTGAGTGTTAATCTCTCCTTCTTCACTTGTATCATCCAGTTCCTTGATGACAAACAGACGCATTACACCGTCTTTATCCTTGAATACCACTTGATTCTCTTCGAATAGGAAGCGCGCGTCAGGGTGGGAGGCATCGGCTACAAAAGAAAAAGAAGAGCCCTTGTTGAGCTCTTCTTTGTATTTAGCATCCCAGAACGTACAGGTTTCTCGTCCGTGGCTGGACAGCACTGTCAATAATTTATCATCTGGTGAAAGTATATAAATGTCAGCCATGACCGGACCTCCTTACAAATATGCCTCATTAAATTTGATGTTGCTCTTATGACTGAACTTGATTTTGACTGGCGTCCTGGGCGGCAGCAGAAACCAATCTGATTGAATTTGAAGTGCTGTCATGATTAAATTACCGCTGCAAGTGACCTTTCTTTTTGCTGAATCAATTACAAGAGTGTCACCAGCGATGAAATCGTACAGCAGTTTGATCGTTTTCGATACAGACCCATCAGCATTAAGAAGAGCCACCTCATATGAAGTGGCTTTCTCTTCAAAAACGCATTCGATTGTTGGGTCTACGGCTGCATAGCCCGGATTAGTAATAGTTTGAACACCTGAGTTAAATTCAAAATCCTTCGCCGGTCCGTATTTTTTTGGATCGGGACAGATAAAAGTCAATGTTGCAGTCTGAAAGCCTCCCTGTTCTTCGCCTTCTGAAATGCTTTCAAAGACAGCGTTATAGAATCTGTCAGGCTCATCATGAAAAATTAACGGTTTAGGCTCTTCGGTGTGCAGAATAAAAGTCAATTCCTCCTGCTTTTTCTTCAACTCTTCTTCACTGCTGAAGGCAAAAAGAACCTCAATGGTTATGACTCTTACAGGGATTCTTGTGTTCCGCAGGAAACCGCCGGGGCGATTCCCGATAGTGGCTGTATTCACTTCCCTTCCTGTCACTCCCCGGCCGCCCGTGGTCTTCACATAAAAGAAGGGTGATATATCAATACCATCAAACATGATTTTCCATTGGTTAGGCAACAGCTCCTGATAATTGATCAATTAAATCTCGTCCTCCTTGCGTTCGACCTTTTTTGTGCGTTTGTGACAGGCTTTTCTACTCCTTGACCGACCTTCTTGCTGTCCATCTCAACAATAATCATCCTGTCAGGCAATTCAAGGTTCCGGATGTCCGCGCTCAATTCTTTTCTAACCGTGCCGAGTTCGCCGCTAGAAATAGATGTGTCATATGCAAAATTCATATCCTCTTGCTGAATAGTCATAGCATCGCTGACGGCTCCCATGGCTTTCTGAACAGTGCCGATACCATTCTGAATCCCCACAGCGATACCGGCAGGAACCATGATCCCGACCTGATCCCGCATCAATCTGGATGGGGAATGGATTTTCAATTTCTTCTTAATGGTTTTTTCAATTGTCGAAGCGATGGAATTTGCTTCTTTCGCCAGCTCGCCCTTCATATTCTTCATTCCAGAAATAATGCCGGCCATTGTATTTGAACCGATGGCTTTTCCACTTTTCTTGAGAGAACCAAGCTGTTTTACATCCACTGTAAGCTCCCCAATTTTGCGGAGATAGTCATTTTTCAGAAGTGCCAGTTCTTTATTTGCGGCCGATCGTAATTCATTTATTTTCTTGGTCGTCGCGTTCTTCAACCCGGTTAATTCTTGGGCAGCCTGGTCACTGGCCAGCTTGTGCTTTTCTTTCCACAGACTGACATACTCATTTAGCTCTGAATCTGTCATGCGGGCTATTGCATTAATCTGATCAGCTGACCCGACACCCATTTCTTTTAATTCGTCTGTGAATGCCTTTGGTGCCCGGCTTGCTATTTTTGTAATGTCAGTGTTGAACGTTTTGATCTTGTCCAGCTGCTTTTTAAGATTTGAAGTCAGCTTGGAGCCGTTCACATTTTGACTTGAGACATCGTCAAATAGACCGATGGCGTTATAGATCGCGTCAGTTCGGTCTTGCAGCTCTTTTTTATAGGCAGCATTGGCCGCCTTAATATCGGCAGTCAGTTTATCATTCACACTTTTGAATTTTGAGAGATAAGTATTGTTTGCAGAAAGAATGCCCTTGTTAAGTTTGTCAGCCGCTTTCTTTTCGGCTTCCTTCTGCTTTCTGGCCTTATCAGCCATCGCTTTTTGAGTCTGATAGATTTCCCGTTGAACCTTTATTTGCTGGTCAGAATTCAGCTTGTTCTTCTTGATTTTCTCAAGCGTTTTGATATAGGTATTCCCGCTGATTTTTCCAGTATCGTATTTTGCCTCAGCTTTCTTAATCTGATCTGATACTTTCTTGGTATACGCCAGTTTCGCCTTCGCTTCCTTGCGCTGCTGCTCTTTCAGTAGCTTCTTCTGTTTATCAGAGGCGCTTTTGGATGCTTGATATATCTCGCGCTGGATTTTTCGATTTTGCTCGCTGGTAAGCTTGTTTTGCTTCTGAATCTTCTGCAATGTTTTGATATACGTATCGGCGCCCATTTTCTTGGTGTCATACTTCACTTCAGCGTTCTTAATTTTGTTGGACACCTTTACCTCAGCCGCCTTCTGAGCTACTTTCGCTGCTTTTGCCGCGGCCGCTTTTACTTTGGCCTGTGATTTATCAATACCAGCCGCCATACCTGTGCCGACGTGATAACCTACCTGGTCACGCATTACCCTTGACGGAGAATGGATTCCAAGAAGTTTTTTCATGCCGTTAGGAATAGCATTTGCCATTGATTTCACTTTGCTCGCTAAAGCACCCGCCATGCCGCTGATACCATTTATTAAGCCTTGAATGATGTTGCGGCCAATGGACTTGAGGTTGATGCCTCTAAAAAACTTCATGACACCATTCCAAATGCTGACGATACGTTCTTTTGTTGCTTGGATACGGTTTACGATTTGCGCTTTCATGTAGCTGAATGCTGTAGAAGCCGCGCTTTTAATGCCGTTCCAAATGGACATCACTTTGCTTTTCACTGTATTCCAGAGGCTTATTACTCTGTCTCTCGTCGCTACAATTCTATTGACGATTTGCGCCCGCATGTAGTTGAAGGCTGTTACAGCTGCACTTTTTAAAGCATTCCAGACAGATGTCACTTTGCTTTTTATCGCGTTCCACAAACTGACCATTTTGTCTCTGGTTGCAATAATCCGATTCACAATTTGTGCGCGCATATAGGTAAAAGCAGTCACTGCAGCACTTTTCAGGGCATTCCATATGGACGATACTTTACTCTTAATTGCATTCCAGATGCTGATCATTTTATCTCTCGTCGCAATGATCCTGTTAACGATCTGGGCCCGCATATACGTAAAGGCTGTGACAGCCGCCGATTTAAGACCTGACCAAATTGAGGTAATAGTGTTCTTAATGCCGTTCCATACTGAAGTCGCAGTCTTCTTAATACCATTCCAGACATTAGAGAAGAACGACTTTAGCCCGTTCCATATTGATGTTGCTATCGTCTTTATACCTGTCCAGACAGTAGACAACCAACTGGAAATAGCACCCCATACCGCAATTGTAGCCGATTTCACCGTGTCCCAATTCGCGATGATCAAGGCAACCAGACCGACGACAGCCGCCGTAATCCATCCGATAGGCCCCATTGCGATGACCCATGATGCCGCCATGCGTGCCGCCTGTGCTGCCGCTTGTGCCGCAAGCACGACGAGTTGTCGGCCGAATAAAACCATTTGCTTACCGCCTGCAACCAACAAAGATATAAAATTGCTGATCTGCGCTGCCGTCCAAGCCGCTGCCATGCGAGTTGCCTGCGCTATGGATTGCGCTGCGAGCACGGTCATTTTGGCAATGAAAAGACCCATCTGCTTAATCCCGTTTGTCAGCATTGTGATAAAGGAGGTGATCTTCATTGCTGTCCATGCGGTTGCTGTACGGGCAGCACTTGCGATTGATTGGGCCGCCATTACAGTCATATTCTTGATCCATAAACCCATTTGAACAATGCCGCGCTTCAGAGCAGAAACAAACGCTGATATTTTCATGGCTGTCCACGATGCCGCCATTTTCACAGCATTAGCTGTTGCGCTTGCTGCCATCGCTGTATACTTCGCAATGAATTGGCCCATAGCAGCTATTGCTGATTTTAATTGACCAATCATGCCAGCCAGTTTGATACCTGCAGCTGTATTTTTGAAATTCCGTAGGTAACCTGCCGCTTCCGCAAAATCTTTAAAACCATTTGTTACAGCACTGACTGCTACTATCGCCGGAACAATAGCTCTTAAAGCACCGATTAATGAAATGCCCGCCGCAATGAACTTCCCGATTGCCGGGTTTGCTTCCATCGCCGCATTAGTAAATTTCAAAAACCCATTTACATTCTCCAAAATCGTTTTGCCGAGTGGAGCCATGCCAACAAGCAAGTTGATGATAGTCTTTGCGATCTGCCCCAATGTGCTCCATACTGTAGGGCCGTTGGTTTTGATATAGTCAATGAACGATTGAAATTCTTTTGTTTTCGTAACGCTGCCTGCCCACTCATTGAACCGCTTGGTCAGATCTACGAGTGATGTCATCATGTCTTGTGACATAGGAGCGAATCCAGTAAACAGCTTTGTCAGGCCGCCCGAAAAGTTTCTGATAATCTGCAACAATTTTGGGCCGTTGGTTTTTGTATACTCCACGAAAGCCTGAAATTTCTTTGAAGAACCCAAGTTCGCTGACCATTTCACCCATGATTGGGTCATTCCTTCGATAGATTTTGTCATGCTCTTTCCAGTCGGTCCGAATGCTACGATCAGATTGAAAACTGTCCGTAAGACATTCCCGGCAGATCGGCCGAATGAAGCAAACGCCGCCGGAGCTTCTTTGTTCAGATAAGAAATGAATCTCTGCATGTCCGGAGCTTTAAAAGCTTTGTCCATGCTTTTCGCCAGTCCCACGCCCTCTTTTGCCAGTCCATCAAACATTGGAATGAGTGAGTTAAGCGCGAGTTTAAACGTATTTAGAGACATACCGAATGTTTTCAAGATCGGCTTTTGAACCATCGTACCGATGTCCCGCCAATTGTCTTTAAAGTCTTCGAGGTTCTTTAATGCCTCTCTCTCTTCTTTTCCAAGAGATTTTTGCAGATTATTGATCTGTTTCATGATTTTAGCGCGCTCTTTTGCGCTTGTTGCATTGTCCAGTTTCTCCTGCAGCTTTGAAAGGTCTTCGGATGCTTTAAATACACCGCTTATTGAAGTAACAGCAAGGGCGCCGAATGCCGCCGCGCCTGTTCCCGCTGTTGCAAATGCACTGGTTAACCCCATTACTCCGCCGGCTGCCACCCCGAGCATAGGGCCCAATGACCCGATTACTCCGGTTATGCTGGCAAGAACCGGAGTAATTGCAGGCAATGCGGATGTGAAGGCGCCGGCAAGCGAATGACCTATGACAGTTGAAACAGAGTTAGTGATTTTGGCGAGCCTGTTCATTGATGTTTCAAACCGATCAATTCGGGCTTCGATGTGTATCCAAACACGTTTTGGCAAGGAATGTGTCTCTGTTCTGGCTACTGCTACCGCTCTCGTTAAATTCGAAGTATCACCGTTTATGTTGGTTGTGACTCTATTTCGCAACGAAGCTAAAGCTGTCCGTGCTTCTGACACAGCTCTAGTCAGAGGATCTGAATCAGCATCTAAATCAACTCGTGTGCGTTCATGTCGATGTACAAAATTATCAATTTGCTGCTCGGCCTGCCGCACTCTGGCCTGAAAGCTTGCGATCTCTGCGTCAATTTCTACTGTCTGATGATCATTCATCCGGCGCATCATATCATTCACACGGTCCATGCTGCGAGTAAATCTTCGTGTCTGCGCTTCAACTATTGCTGTCAATCTTTCGATCAATTCCTCACCCCATTCCTTGTCCAAATTTTGCAAAGTGGTTGCGGATTGTATCATTAAACCGCTGAACCCCTTTAGCTCGTTTGCCGAGCTCGTTCACATCTGATTTACGCCATTTGTCGTTATCGCCAGTGATATTCCGCTCCAATTGGCGTCTGGCCTTCTTTGCATCAAACATTTTCGTTTCTTTAGGGCGCTTCTCATTCATGGCGTAACGGTGAAACATGGCGTTTCTTGCCATAAGCTCCAATTCATCTATTTCTCGCAACTTGGCCCCTTTGAGCAGAAGCCTGTACTCGTTAGGAGTCCATGACATGATTAAATCCACATCATAAACCCCGAGCCAATGTGCGGAATTCGTAATTATTTGGTCGTAGTCGATTCCGTTCTCTCTTTGTATGCCTCTTTCATCATCTTCAGAACTTCCTTGCCGTTCTCTTCGTCCTCCAGCCGCTTCGCTTCCATTTCCGGCGTTTCGTTCGGAGCCGGTTTCTTCCCTTTGTTCATCTTCTCCATCATCTTCCAGCGCTGACGGATCACGCCTCTGAAAAAACCCGCTGAATCCAATGTCGTGAATGCTTCATTGATCATCTTGTCAATTGCGTCACCTGTCTCGTCTTCATCAATGATTTTCATGATTGCTTCCTCAATAGTCTCAGTTGATGGCTTTTCTTTCTTCAAGTAAGCCAGTGCACAATCCCAAAAAGCAGAAAGATAGGAAGCCTCTTCGTTGAGCAGGCTCATGTAAATATTCATTGTGCCGCCTTTGCCCTTTTCGTCCTCAGTGGAATATTTTTCGTTTGCCAATCTGTCAAAAGCAAAGTCGCAACGTGATTTGTATTCTTTATCTCCGATAGTTAAGTAAGCCATATATAAAACCTCCGATTATTTTTGTATGTTAAAAAAGAGCCCAGGAAGCCCGGGCCCTATAATTCCTTTTCTGTTCGTATCGTAAAATTAGCCGATCGTTCCGATTCCCCGGCCGAGTTCACTGCTGACACGTTAAAAATGTAGGCGGTGTCCGGCTTCAGGTTAGGATTCGACGTTTACGAATTCTTTGAGACAGTCGCTATTTTTGCATAAAACCTGTAAATGTTGTAAGATGTCGCCCCTTTCACCGCATCCCATGAAAAACTCACCTGATTTGAAGTGGCGCTTTTCGCAGTTATATTGCGGGGGACGTTAGGGCGTAACCGCTTGTGTTTGCGTAACAATCTCAGTCATTGAGGACTCACCCGCATCGTTCACAGCAGAGACGTTGACCGTCAGTTTCGTGTCGGCCGCAATTCCTGTCAAGGTGTGGGATGTGCCTGTGACAGTTGCGTCCAGCTGCTTGCTCGCTCCCCTGTATACCTTATATGAAGTTGCCCCATCTACCGCATCCCATTTCACGGTCACACTGTCAGTCGCAGCCGTGAACGATAGATTTTGGGGCGCATTAGGGCGTAGTCGTGCCGCCGAATTCCTCAAATTTAGTCGCGCCGGCGGAGGATTCAATCGCCGCTAATACTTCGTCCGATAGTGGAGGCAATTCGCCTTTGAATGTTTTCCCGAGTACAGGAAGAGTAACGGATGTCTCAACAAAACCATCTTGTGGCTGGCTCGCTTCCAAACTTTCAATAATTGCATGACCATAAACTGCGTTGTGCTTTCCATTTTTATTTTTGTTTTTATTGACTTTCCAGACCTTGATTGCCTTTTCATTATCAAAAGCATTTTCGATCGCTTCCTGCCCTGGATCGGTCACAGCAGCATAAAAAGTCAGCTCAAAGCTTTCATTTTTTGTACCGTAACCGACAATACGGCCTGATTTTGTGGACTCGTCCAGCGTGTCCTGTTCTTTCGTGTGTGACCCTTCTGTTTGAAAGGCGATGAACAGCCCATCTGTCCCTTGTGCATCCATCGGCTGCACAAAATAAATCTCATCTTTACCGTTCAATAAATCCGGCATTTTCTTCATCCTTTCAGTTGTTTATTGTGAAGCGCATTCTGAGAATGCCGTGACGCGTGTAACCGTCAATATCGGTGATCACCTGCATGCTGCGCATCTCAGAACGGCATAAAGAAAAGCCCTCTATTGTTAGGGGCCTGCTTGTTAACGCTTGAAGCATGAGACTCAGAATCTCCATCGCTTCTTTTTTTCCGTTGTAACCTGACCAGCAGTGTAAAACCACATTGATTTCTTCGCCGCTGGATGTCTTGGTTTTAAATGGGGATACATCATCATCGCCCATTGTCACATAAGGCTTTTGCTGATCTTTCGGGACTGCATCAAAGACGCCCGTGACGCGCCCGTTCAGCTCTTCGTCTGTTGATAACCTCTTAAATAGAGCAGCCTGCAACGGCCACAGGGCAGATCGCATGATGACAGCTCCTTTCTATCACATTTGACTGGCAAAATACCGCATGCCTTCATCCACCGCTGGATTCCAGAACGGCTGCGCCCGCATCCCCCGCGTGACCACCCACCTATTAAGCTTGGTGTCATAATAAACCCACGGCGTTTGCCGGCCGCCGCCTTCCTCTGCGTAAATCCCTGTTCCGTATTCCACATATACGGCATAATCGGCACCAACAGAAATAACGGCCCGTAAGCCGCCCTCTTGGTAGTCGATTTCAATTGAATTTTTCAGGTTTCCCCCGTCTATCGCGGCAGTCGGAGCATTCAGAACAGCATGACTGTAAATCAGCTCGGCTGTGTCTGTGACCAGTTGCTTAATATCATCTATGACCCGGTTTCCGAACTCGCTTGTGGCTCTTTGCATCTGCCTGACCCATCTACCGCTCACCTTAGCCATTGCCCTTAAGCACCCCCGTAACCTGACATTTCAAATTCATAATCTCATGCATGCCGCCCTGGTCGATCGGATCTGATTTGAAAGTCAGCACCTTGTTTTCGTAGATGATCCGCATTGTCTTCTCAATATCATGGCGATACGGGAAATATACATTGCAATCAACCGGGTTCTGAAGTTGCTGAGCCTGATAATATTCCCGGGACGTAATCCCACCGACAAAGGCCTCTGTTGTGAGATAATCAGTGAATTTTTCAACATAGCCCCCGCCGCCGTCCGGCACCTCTTCCAACCGTTGAAACGTTATGACGTGCGGGAATTCTTCATAGATCATATGACTCTCAGCTTTCTGTATGGAGCAAGAAGCTTCGTAATGCTGCTTGGCAGATCTGTTTCATAAGAATATGAGACATCTCCCATACTTCGGCCGGAAAGATTGGACGGAGTCATGTTATGCTCGATCGCTTTCGCGACATACAGCTTTACCCCTGCTGGTAATTTCTCATCTCCATTGACCATGAATGAGTTGTTGCACCAGTCTTTCGCTTGATCTATGAACAGAGGTAGGACCTCGGCCAGATAGGTATCGTGGCTGTCTGTTTTTATACCAAGCATATTTTTTACGGTTTGAACATCCATAGAATCACCTACACTTCACCGAGAACAATTTTGATCAGTTCCTCTTTAGGCGCTTTGGGATCAAATTCATATTCGTTCTCCTTCAGAAAGGCAACGATTTCATCCTTATTCACCTTTTTCAATTGCTCTTCAGTCATATCAAGAAGGTTTGTACCCGGCCGTTCATTCAGCTCTTTAGATTGTTTAGCCTCATCCACTCTCTTAAAACCAATGTGAGAATAAACCACCTCAAAAGCCTTTTCAGTGCATTCAATAGTTTTGGAACCGTTAGATGCTTTCATATCACGCGCCGCCTCCTTCCAGTGCTTTTATCCGATTCTCTAAATCAGAAAGCTTTGCTGTCACATCGTCACCGAGTTTGGCTAAAGTAACTGCCTTTGCACCGATGTTGGCATTTTGTACACTGCCGGTGCCGATGTTACGATTTTGGACAGAACCATCACCGATATTGATGTTTTTCACTTCTCCGTCGCCGATCATTTCCGAAGTGATAGTTTTAGGAGCAGGCGCAGAACCCGATAACCCGGTCACCTTCGCACCCTCTTTTATTTCGAGCTCGCCGCCGATCACCAATTTGTCGCCGTTATTAGTGCTATAGTTTTTAGATGTGTACCCCATAAGCTTACGCCTCCGTTGCTGGTGTAATAGCAGCAAAAGCATCATCGGTCAGTGTCATGAATCCGACTTGCTGAGTTACACGGAGAGCAACCATATCTCTCTCATACAAGTTGATCGGGTTTCCGTCTGCATCGACAATCGTTGTCAATGTTGCATCCTCTGAGATTTTGTATTCCATGCCTTGAGGGATTCCGTAACGTGTGTAATTCCAGTCAGCCGCAAGTAATGCCGCTTTTTCGTAATCCCATGACTTAGAATCCGCATATCCAATCGGAAGGCCAAGAGCCTGCTGTGTGGCGCCGCCTGTCGCATCGTTGAAGATCGGAAGACCATTACCATCCTTTGTGCCGCGGAGCTTTTGACGGAATCGGCGTGTTGTTGTAAAGCCGTTTACATCTTTGTCAGCGTCTTCAACAAGAGCCATGACCCCATTTAACTCATCATATAGATTGCCAAGTGAGTTTAACGCAATTGTGTTACCAGATTCCTTGATTTTTTCAAATACAGATACGCCTTTTGCAAACGGTGAATCTACACCGAATAACGCAGCCTGATCAAATTTGATCGCAAAAGCTTCAGCGATAGCAGGGCGCATTTGTGTGAAGAAATCTGTTACAGAGTAGCGCAAAAATTCTTTAGAAACAGGGATGATGACACCCAATTTCTTTGAAATCATTTTTGCTGTTAACCATTGAGCCTTAGAAGTTTGGATTCTCTCACCTTCTCCAACCCAGTAAGCTCCCGGTCCTGAAGCCAAGTACGTGAATTCCTTCACCGGCTTACTCATTTCTTCATATTTTGCTAGTTTCGTGACAGCAGATTGGGTCATAAACTCTTTTAAAACCAGCGTTCCTTGTTCAGTTGGAACCTTCCCATTTACTGAGTCTTGCATTAATGCATTGTTCGGATTAAATGTTGGCATTAAAGATAGCCCTCCTTATTTTCTAATACTTGCTTCAGCTGCAAGCGAGCTGATGTCTAAATCTTGATTTGTCGGTTCATTGCTGCCGGACTGGACATCACGGCCATTCTCTTGAAACTTGGATTCAATAGCCTTTTGAAGTGCAGCATTGTACTTCTCTTCGAATGCTCCGAGGTTCTTCATCGTTGATTCTTCATCCTCACCGATAAAGAATTCCACTACATCTGCTGGCAGTTGCTTTTCAGAAGCATAAGAAACAGCTTTGTTTAAAAGCTTTTCACGTTGTGCCGCTGTCTTTTGATCTTCCAGCTCCTTTTCGAGCTTCCTGATCCGCTTCTGCTCTTCTGTTTCTTCTGGATAAAGCTCTTTTACCTTTGCATCAACCAGAGCATCGAGGTTGTTCGCCTTCCACGTATCAAGACCTTTTGTAAAGTGAGAATCCAACCGAGGCTGAATGAGACGTTTTCCTTCTTCTGTATCTAAAAACCCATTCACCTTGTCAGCTGACACGGCAGAAAGTTCATTCAGATACGACTTAACATCTTCGTTTTCTTTATTTTCTTCGAGAAATTTTTTCACATCTTCTAAAGTTGGCATTACATTTCTTCCTCCTTCGCCCTCTACAGTGCGCGCCTGTTATGAGTGCATGAAAAATAAGCCTTTTAACGTCATGCTCAGGACAAAATAAAAAGCCGCTGTTTAACGTCTTCCCTTTTCCTCAATGGATTTGTACCACTCTTCATAGGTTTGGTATGGGATTGTTTGGCCTGCCCCGCTGCCGCCTTCCCTCGCCCTTCTCGTATCCGGCAGCACGCCGTTTACTTTAAAAGCAATCGTACAACGGCAGTTAATATCATCCTTGGCATTATTCAAGTGCCCTGGAGCCGGCCCGATGCCGCCGTAAATTGATTTGAACAGCCCATTGCGTTCTATTGTCTTCCCGTCCAGCTTCCTGTGCCCGGCTCGTGTTTTAAGATCAAGGGTAGCATTCCACATCTTTTTAAGATTGCTCCGTTTTGAGGCCTTTTCAGCGCTTTCCATCCTCGCCGAGACTTGTACCCTATGAGCTTCTGTTCTCGCCACGTCACGGGCTTTCCTGCGGGCAAATTCGGTTGCTCTTTCAATGCGGCGGGCGATCTTTGAATAATCCTCCCCCGCTTGTAGGCCCTGCGCGACGGAAATTTGAATCTGCCGGACATAATCGTCTCGATGCCGCCTGTAAATCGCTGACAAAGTCAATTCAGCTATAGGGTTTAGAATGGCCTGCCGAATGACTTCGGCTGTCGGGATGCTAAAACCCAAGTTAACCACAGATTCCATTTCAAATAGATAAGCAGAACGCATATAATTCTCTAAAAACTGCTTGGCTGCTAATGCCTCAACAATAGTCAGAATGGTTTTGAAAGCCTTGTGAGATTCCTCGGCCATCCTCTCCATTTCCTTGTTCAGACGATTGTATTTGTTGGCATCGGCTAAAGTAAGCTGACCGTCCTTACTGTATTTCGCATACAGCCGAGCAATTTGTGCATTAATCTCCTTTAAGCGAGACGCAAAAACGACATCAATCTTCTGAGCATCCTCAGTGATCATGTCGTCCAGGTACTTATCAATATCATTCTGGTTCATCTTCATCACCGCCCGCGTCTGTTTCCACATCCGTTAACGGCGGCATGTTGAGCCTGTATTCCTCTTCTTCCTCTTCCATCTTCTTCAGCTCATACTGGACATCATCAACAAACGACAGCAGAGACAGGCGGGTTTCTTCGCTTACCAATCCTTTAAGCTGTCCCGTCGTGTTTGCTTCTTCCAGTACATTTGCCGGAAGGTTTCGCTTAAATCCAAACCAAACTTTTTTATAATCTTCCGCCGCCGCTTGCCTTTTAGTGCCCCATGCGGAAAAAATCAGTTTATATTGATAACGCAGAGCAGCAGTCATCTTCCGTTCCATTGTGATGCATTTGTTTTCAAGCGACATCAATTTATATTTCATCGCAACCCCTGAAACATTACCGCCAAAAGATTCATCGGAGAAATTGACCGATTTCGCAAAGCGAAGGATATTCTCTTCCAACCTATCAAGATGGTTTTCTATGATGGCATCGTTTATATCCTTTGTCAGATAGCTTACGTCATCTTTTTCGTCAAGCAATTCAAGGACTCCGGTCTTTTTGAGCTGGTCAAGCGTCTCTTCATCAGCGCCCAACCCTTTTAAAATCAGGTATGCCAGCCGATATTGCTCAATCTCATTCGATGCATCGGACAACGTGCGGTCATACGCATCAATTAAGGAAAGAACCTTTTCAGCATCTCCCTTTAGTTCCTTGTTATTAGCTAAACCGAATAAGGGACAGCCGTCAAAAAGATGCAATGTTTTTTTATCAAAAGTGAAGGCTGAGCTGTCTTTCGTACTGAAATAATAGACATATTTCTGATCATAGAATTCTGCTTTGATCTTTCCGCCGTACACCGTGTAATATCGCAAAGCGTAAGCAGGTTCATGGATGCTTCCATCAGTAATAAAGGCGCATTCCCATGGATCAATATTTTTTATACGCTCGTTCCCAGAACGATCAACGTAAGCGAGGCGGGCGCCGTATCCGCAAATAGAGGCCATCTTCCCCCACTCGCTGTCTTCGTCAGCAATGTTATTTTCCATATTAAAATTTTCGATCAACTGTTTTATAGGTATTGCAGTGCTTGCCGCAGTGCTCTCATCAAACTCATATGCAATAGGGTGGCCGAACAAATAGCCCACCTTTGTATCAATGATTTCAGAGTCAAACGAGTTGTTAAGCTTATTGTTTACTTTGTGATCAATACGTTTTAATTTTCCTGTTTCAAAATCCTCGTATTCAATGGCTTCTCTGGATAAGATCGGAACGCCTTGAACCTCAGCCTCGTACCGTTCATAAAGCTTTTTCATTCTGTCATGATCCGGCTTATGTTCCTGAATGATCTTGTCAATCAATTCAGGCGTTATGCCGGACTGTTCAATCATGTCTATAAAATGATTCATCAGCTCACCCCTCTCCGTCTTTTCGGTTTATTATGCGAATACAGAGCGTACCGGAGTGAGTCCAGCACGTCGTCCCATTCCTTAACCGGTTCGCCTGTCTTCTGATTCCAGACGTACATAAAGATTTCTTTTTTGAACCGGTCAACTTTGTCTTCAACAACAAAAAGCTGTTCTTGTTTGAACAGCCGCGCTACTTCTTCTATACCGGATACGACAGCTTTATCAGCGTTAATAGCCCGAAGTTTTTCACGCCGGAAACGAACAACGTGTTCTGGTCGTGCCGTATCACAATAGAAATTAATGTTTCCGTACCGCTCTTTTACGCCTTTCGCTACCTTCACCCAGTAATCAATTTCCTCATGTTGCTTGGCATATTCTTCGAGCAAATAAAAACACCCCTGGTCATCTTGTCCGATTACAACAATAGAACCCGGGTGCTCATATCCCCAGTCAACGCCCGCAAAATACTTCTTGAAATTGACGCGCCTGTTTCCCAATTCCTCAGAGCTGATATAGTGGATGTCCTTATTGAAATCCTTGTATATGACCCCTTCAGGCGCCACCCAATAACCGTGTATATCCCGATCTGTGAACATGCCGCTCGGCGTCGATGCCACGATGCTCTCCACATATTCCGGATCGAGAAAATTGTTATCGAACAGCGAGAAATGGAATGACCGGATGTTCAGACGCCCGCTTTTCAATATTTGCCCGTCTTTGTCGATATAATCCGTTTTGACGGTGTGCATCGGGTTCTCAGGGTTTGTATCCATCATGACCACAGCGCCTTTGTAGGAGCACCGGGAAATGACTTCTTTCACGAAAGAGTCATGCAAGGCAGTCGCTTCATTCAGGAATGCGCCGGCTGACGTGAACCCCCGCGCTTTTTTCCATGAATCAGCATTGGCTCCGTCAAAGCAATATACACGGTTGCCGAATATCTCAACGGCATTCGACTTGTCGAGCCTCAATTCTTTGCCCAGAATCAATTCCATATCGTTCAGGACATTTCGTTTTATGGCTGCCTGAGTAGCCCCGCCAATGATGAAGGATAGACCCATGTTTTGATACTTGCTGACGTGAGCAAGGAACGTCAAAAGGAGCACGAATGTTTTCCCTGCCCTCTTTGCACCGCTACAAATTAGAATTTTGGGTTGCTCCTTTATGAAGCTGTCCCACACTTCTTTTTGCTTTTTATTCAGTTCCATCGGCATTCACCATTTTCCTCAACATTGCAGCAATATCATTTTCTTGGGTGTTTCCGTCGCCGCCGTTAACAGCCTTCTTCGTCTTCTCGATATTTAAGCGCATTTGCTCCAATTTAAGGCGCCGTTCATCTTGCTCATGCGCCAGCTGGTCAAACTGCTTAATCAGACTCCGGAGCTCGCCCATTGCCCGAGATTGAGCGTTCAAGAATGTTGCATGACGATCCCAAGCGAATTGAAACTCCCATTCTTGCTCATCACCAAATGCTCCCGGCTTCTCTTTTTTCAAAACCTTAGTCATGTCATCTTTATCCTGCACAAACATAATGCGTTGCGCCCGTAGAATGGCCGCGTATTGGATCTGAATTTGATCCCATATCATATCAGCAGGTGAACGCTCCTGAATCTCTTCCATGATTTCAAGCGTTTCTTCCGGCAGATACTTTGAGAAGAATCCATGTGTTACAGCGTTTTGATTCCTTGCCGGAGCCGCCCCGCCGCTATTTCCTAATGCGTTTTTGTTGCCGGGTTGCCCGCCTATTTTTGTGTGCACACTTTTTTCAGAGGGTGCACACTTTTTCCTTTCCCAACCATGCCGTTGCTTCCACGATTTAATGGTGTTCACCGACACCCCGTATTTCTCGGCAAGGTCCTTGTATTTCATGCCTTTGACGTAATCCTTATACGCCTGAATGTGCTTTTCAGCCATCTACATTCACCGCCGCCCCCTTCTGATTCGTGTTTGTTTTGGAAAAGATATTCCCTCTAAACCGACGCCGCACTCAGACCGTTAACCGCCGAAATCAGTTTACAGGAAACAAAAAAAGCACCTAAAATAGATGCTTTTTTCAATCTTTGAAAGTTTTATAAATCAACAATTTCTAGTTCATGTAAATCTTTGATCAAATCAAATACATATTTAGCTTTAACCATTCTGGCAAATAAGCCTCTTGTTTCAACTGTTCCACTATAAGTACTTGTTCGATTTATTGATTGACCTTGAATAATACCAACGAATTCCCCGTCGTTATTAAAAACAGGTCCACCGCTACTCCCACCACTTATGCTAAGATCTCCCCAAAAATAGGGTTCGCTCTCATTTAGAATAGAAACTCTACCGAAGCTAAACACTGGCTGAGAAACAATTGTAGATTCCTCAATAACCTTGCCAGATGTAGGTTCTTCCCTTGAAACAAGCGAAGGGTAATCAGGAAAACCTACTGTGAATATTTCCGATCCTAAATTCAACGGTTCATCCTTATATTGCAACTCGAATGGAACATAACCGTCCTTTCTTAATGATTGTCTAAACTCTTCAGTTTTTTTATGCTCGAGAGATATAACAGCCAAATCAACATCTTCAAAATCGTGTCTATCAATGAACACACTATAGTCCGCACTTCCAAAATCTTTATCTATGACCGCTTTTCCAATTGTATACTGCTCATTTATACGCTTAGCTTTTAATATTTCCGGATTAACCCTTTCGTGAGTTATACAATCTTGAAACAATACATGTCTTGATGTAACAAGATATTCCCTTGAACTGTATTGGATGTAAAGAGCTGTGCCCTCACTCCTTATTTCATGACCATTTACCAGTTGAATATTCACAACGTGTTTTTTGTATTTTTCTAAATTCATTAATTTCGCCTCCCACCCTATTATCGACTAAAGGGGTTAGCAATGGAACTATCTGCAAAATTTGTCGAACGAAAACACCCTTTATAAATAGGTGGCAACCGTAAGACGAAAAAACACCCTTTTGACAGGGTGCTCATTTCCGCCTATGTTTTTGGAAATCCAAAATATCCTCTTTCAGAAAAAGCCTGTCCCGGGGCATTTCTTTCATCGGCTCTAATTCCCCGGTCTTTACTAACTGGTTCAGATACTGACGGGTGAACCCCAAAATCTCAAGCGCTTCACTTGTATTGAGTATCTCTTCATTCAGGAATTTCTTGATGGCGTCACGCTCTTTAGGCTTGTACATTTTTGAATCATCCTTTTTTCTCGCGATATTTCAAGTAAAGGGAAAATGCTTTCTCGATGATCGAAACAACAAATAAAATGATCAGGCTAATGTCGAGAGCCGTTTTCAATGGTCCCGCTGCCACATCCTGACGGAAAAACAGCATATACGCCAGGGCGAGAAGAACAATAATATCGGTGGTGGACTGTACACTTTTCATTTTTTGAAAGTGGCTGGCTTTCAGGTATTTTTCTTTAGTCGCCGCATTTGCTATACTTGGAGCAAGGGAGAAGCGCTACCTTCTCCCTCGGCTCAAAATCATCTGCGCTTTCTTGGTCGACGGCGTTTTTTGATTTTGGGCTTTTTTGTTTTAAGCTTTTCCCTGATGATGAGGACTTTTTCAACAACTGTGAGAGTTGTGAGGATAATCCCCAGTACCAATGCGATTTCAGCCACTTTCTTTCCCTCCTTTCTATACTTTAATTATACCTCTTTTATTTACTCACGTCAAGTAATTTCGTGGGCTTTTTTCTTTATTTCTCCAATAAAAAAGAGCCTATTCACGCTAAACAGAATAGGCTGTGATCTGCTCTATTTTTCATTTTCAGGCGGGAACGTTCAATGTTCTTCTGCACGGTTCCTTTTTTAATCCCCAATAACTGCGCGATCTCTTCGAATGACATGTTTTGCACAGCATGCATCATGAAAATGTCTTTTTCTCTTTCGGTAAGCACAGAAAGGGCGTCAGCGATTCTTTCCTTATCCCAATCACTTACCTCTCCCTCAGCCTCTTGAACGATTGCGTATTCTTCCGGCAGCGCATCAATTAAGCGCGGATCAGCAAGAATCGTCCTTTGATATGCATCTCTTCTGTCAGCACCTCGGCGGGCGCCGGGCTGTCTTCCGTTCTGCAGCCATTCAAGAGTGAATTCAATATCGCTGATCATGCTACTGATAATCTTTTTGTCGTTGATCTGTTCAGCCGTCAGATTGACTTCAGCCGTATCTTTGTAGAGCCAATACATTTTTCTTGTTTCTCTTAAAGCTCGTTTGTATTCAATGATTAAATCCTGCATTCTGATTCCTCCCCTTATTTGCGCTTAAATGCGCCGCCCTTACCTCGTTTAAGTGTTTGCATATTTGTGTTCATCATTGATTGCCAGAAACGATCTGAGCGATCCTGTTGCTTCTGTGATGGTTTCTTTTTGGACTGTTTCATATGTCATCACTCCTTTCTCCGGTAGTAATCGCGATAGACATCCAGATAGTTGCGAAATAAAAAACGGACACCAAACAAACAGCGATAATGCTGTAAGTTCAGTGTCCGCAGGCTTTCCGTCTTGGACTTAAGTATCTTCTATTTTTAGTGTGATCGGTTCATTATATATATCTTCTATTTTTTTAAACATAGTTTTTTCACATCTTTTGGGATCGCTGTTATCCCCCAATAAAACGATATCCTTGTTTATTGGATGTAATATAAACCATTCCTCGTTATTTTGATCTTTTATATATACCGCTTTTTTAGTTGATCCATTCATGAATTTTATAACAGGAATCGAAATGAAAGGGATAGCTGCACAAATTAAAAAGAAAATTAATAACGCAAATATTTGCCATTTTGAATTCTCATACTCAGAAAAATATATCAACAAAGCAGAATTGATATAAAAAGTGAATAAAGCGATCAAGTACAGTAAGAAAACTAGTATTTTAATAATCTTATTAGACCTAGCTTTAAATAAAACATTTTCTGTGTTTCGAGTTTCGTTAGCTATTAATGAAAAAATTATTATTAATGCTATAAATATAGGGGAAACACCATTTACTACTTCATTATAAGTCCAACCAAACCTGTTATTAAATGATATAGAAATACAAATGAATAAGAATCCAAAATATAATCCATAAGCAAAGTATTTACAAACAACTACGAAAAACAACCGTTCTTTTGAAAACAATTTCTGCTCAACAACATTCGAAGAAAAAAGAGTAATAGGGTGTAAAACCCTAATCAGATACAAAGCAATACCTACTAGCGAAATAACGTAGCTCGGCACTTCAAAATAACTTAATAATTCACTTAAATTTTTCTCCATTTCAATCTTCCCACTCCCTTACTTCAATATTTTCCTAATCATCCTATTTTATCAATTTATAATCTCCTCCTCAACGCCCGGATGCCCGCAGCCGCATTTAGGGCAACAGGCATCTGCGCGGATATCTAAATCAAGTTCGGGTAATCGCAGTCCGGGCAATGGTATTCGATCATGACCGGACCACCGAATCAAACAAGCTGAGTTGAGTAATCTTATAGTTGAACAGCAATAATTCTTCAGCTCCGCGGCTTTTTCCGGATCCGCCGACAACCTGTTTGTATGCAGAAAAGGTTTCTGACTCCCAGTTCGGATAGATCTCGAGTATCAAAGGATCATCGTAATAAGAAAGAACCACTTTCCCTTTGACCTGATTAAGCAGCCGGGCCAATTCCCGGTGATCATTTTCAGTAAAGCCGCCAGCATAAAACCGCTCGCGCCCAACATATGGTGGATCCACATAAAACAGAGTATCCGGGCTATCGTATTTCTCAATGATGTTGCGAAAATCCTTACATTCGATCATGACGCCCTTCATGCGGTTGGCGAAAGACTCGAAGGCAGCGCAGGCGCTTATGTATCCGCCAGCAGGGTTCTGCCCGCTTTGTGTGCTATGCCTCCAGCCTGTCTGCGGTACTTCCTCCGCGTTCCCCTTACAAATGCCGGAACGATTCATATAAAACCACCTGACAGCCCGGTCAAAATCATCTTGTGGGTAATCTTCAGTTTTCCATTTCTCATAGAGCGCCCGGCTGTACGGAATGGATTCGCAAGCCTGCTGCATGGCCTTCGGATCCTTTCTGACTTGCATCAAGAAATTCACCACATGGCCGTCAATGTCGTTATACACTTCATGTCCCATTTGCGGCTTATTCGCTATAACATGAGCCGCGCCGCCGAAAGGCTCGACGTACACCTTATGGGCGGGCATTTTATTTATGATGTGATCGGCGTATCGACCTTTGCCGCCAAACCAGATTAACGGTGAGCGCGCCATCCCTTAACCTCCGATCAAATTCGGCAACACGGAAATAGTGAAGAAGATGAGCCCCACGCATGCCCCGACCAGCCAGATATTTGTTTTATCCCGTTTAGCGATAATGGTATGGTCGCCGATCATTTTCAGATCGTCAGACCGAGCGACCAGCGTCGGAATGTAGTCCGGGTGAACCTTCAAAAGCTCGGCCGCCTGCTCGACGGTCATTGCTTCGTCCTTCGTGGCCTTCACGTTCCGTTGTAGTTCTACTTGTAATGGCATCATTCTGCTGCACCCTCCAATTCGTTTTGGGCAACTGTTATCGCGAAACTCAGATTAGTAATGATCTTTTCTAATGCCTGTTTGTATCGTTTCCTATCCCCGCTTAGACGCTGAATGTCCTTTTGTGCCTGTCGAAATTGATGAACTGTTACTTCCTGCTGACGCTTGTTTTCCTCGATGATTTCCTGCTGCTTAACAGTCTGTTCAGCTTGCTCAATAAGCCAAGCAATTTCCTTCTTAGGAATGTAAGTCAGTTTTTTCAGACGTTCAATTCTTTCTTTCATGCCCGTTCCTCCCCCGCAGGGGAAACCCCTGCTATTTGAATTTATGGCCGATCTCGTAATCACAACGAGCCAGGCCGCCTTTTATTGTTTGAATGATTGTTTTACCGTGTTCCGGGGCGTCCATTAGATGAGCAGTCCCTTCAGTGCCATCTAAAACGATGATGCGGACTTTCCCCGGCTCGATGCTTTGCTGAATAGTTGTTTCGTGATTTTTTATTTCTGTTGGCTTGTTCACTCTGGCCGCCCCCTGTGCTATGATAGAAGTACCAGTTCATATCAGAGCATCGGGGCTACGGCTTCGGTGCTTTTTTACGTTTTACGACGGCAGCCGCATCGTCACGCCCGCAGACGGCTTTAATTCCTCGCGGTAGATGATCGGATGCTTTTCGACGTATGCCGCTAACTGCTCTGGCGTCATTTTCCACTCCTTAACTGGACCAGGCTTGTATGGATTGATTTTTTCTCGCATAGCGATAACCTCCTGAATTGATTTTGGGAATTTCTGAACCTCCAAGCTTTTTTGCAATCCGCTCCCATTCGGCTGGCGCATCGTTTGTAATCGGAACAGAGCGTCATGCAGGCCATGAGCTTATCTTCTTCCTGCACCCACAACGGTCGATCGTCTGCGATTACCACTTTTTGCAGTGGTCTTCCCCGCCTTTCTTTTGAGTTTTTTCAGCTCGTCCAGCTCGATGAAGCCTAGTGACTTATCCAGAGCCAGCACCTTGAGTGGCATCTCGTAAAGCCGCTCATACAGCTTGCGTTTGATGGCAAATTCCTTTGTTTCCACGCCCTTGATATCAATGATCTCGATACTGCCGTCAAGGTTATGAACCTCAAAGTCTGCAATATATTCAATCTTCCGAAAAGTCTTGCCGTTCTTTTTGAATGCCTCTTGAAGCAAGAACCGCGGTTGCAGCTTAAAATCTTTGATCTGCTTGAACGCCTTGTACCATTTCAATTGCTCATAGTATTTGGCTTCGGCCCGGCTATCGAACGTGATGCCGTCCACCTGCGTTTTTCTGGCGCCGTACTTATTCGTTTGCATGTGATGCCTCCATATCTCTGACTATTTCTTTATCGGCCCGTTCCCGCGTGCCGTCGTTACCTCCCGTCAAATTGTTCCCAGTGCTGAATCTGCTTTTCCTTGTACGGCGCTGTGAGGATGATGGCCGGCAGCAGGATAACCGCTTTAAGCACTGTGCATCAGCTCCATTTGTTTGATTTTTTCCTCAAGCACCCGGATCGCCGGGGTAAGGTCCTGGCCGGCCGTTTGCTCGGCAGGCCCGAACAGATACATGCCGCCGGTTGCTGTGAAGTTCGCTTTTTCCGTCATTCCCAATCTCCTAACCTGTGATTTAATTGCATCCGGTCGCCCTTAATGATCACTGTATAATCTCTGCACATTTGATGAATCCGGGAGCCTAGCGCCTCGTCAATGTCCAAAATTCCGCCCGTATCAAGTTCGGAAGAGATTAGCAGAGGCTTATGATTCAAGTACCGATAATTCACAACCGATTGAATTTGTTCCACTTGCCAATCCGTCGCCCGTGGTTCCCCCTTCACTGGCTTGAACAAGTCATCAATGAACAGAACCTCAGCTTTCCTCATGGCGTCGAGCTTTGTTTCCAGCTGGTCAAAGTCATCTCGCAGATCGCCCATTCCCTCAACGTACGGGAAATACATGCAGTAAATTGATTTTTTCTTGATCAGATTGTTCATGATCGCCGTTAACAAGTGCGTTTTTCCGCTGCCCGGCTGCCCGAGCAAAGCAATGCTGTTTGAACGATTTCCCCTGATGCTCTGAAAATCCTTATAGTATTCCACCGCGCACTCATAAGCGTCCTTGATCATGTCCGGCTTCCCGTCCTTAATGAAGTTTCCAAAAAGGAGCTTTTCGAATTCCTCCGTGATGCCGCTGGCCTTCATAAGCCGGGCGATCTTTTTCCGTTTTACACACTCACATTGCTTGGAAAATGTGGTTTTCCATTCTCGGGCCTTATCCGGCAAGCATACTTTCCCTGCAAGATAATCCTCTTCTCTGACCATTTGATCAGGGGCCAGGCTTTCCATTGTCTTATGCTCTTTTCTCAATTGGCGCTCGGTGTCTTGGTGAATACGGTAAACAATAATGCCCTTATCCTTGCAGTCAGAGCACTCGTATTCAGCCTTTTCTTCTGAGGCGGCCTGTCCCGTTGAAGATGCTGCTGACCGATCCCGGAGCTTGGTTAGAATTGCCTTCATTGCCGCGTCCATATCTTGCGTTTTGCGAGCTTCCATGCTGCTGTTTCTCCTTTCGTCTCTGGCTGAATGGATTTGAGAGGATTGTTTCAATGTAATTCAGATTGACGTTGTTTCCCTTGCTTCTGAACGCCTGTTTCATTGCCTCCATGACTTTCTCTTCGCCGTAATCATCCACCATATAGCCGAGCCGCTGAACCTCCATCGTGCCAATGGTGCGGGCTGTTTTGTTTTCGAATAGTTCAAATGCGTTTTTCATTTTTTCGTCAACCTCCTGCTGTCCTAAAGGTATTGGAGCCGGGTCTATCTTCTTGTTGTAATTTCCAAGCTGTATGTACTCGGCATAATTCAACACCGTCACAATGAAACCGCGTTTTTGCGGCAGCCGGTCCAACTTCAAATACTCTTGCTTTACCATCCGATCTAATGAGTATTTGATCTGATCAGAAGACCAGTTGAAGCGCTTGGCTAACTCCACAAGCTTAACGATTGTCTGCCCGAGCTTTAGTTCTTGATCTGCCCTGTACTCCGCCCGTTTGAATAAATAATCGTATATTGTCTCGTCTCGTGAATCTTTAAATGGCAGCCGGGGCAGGACCACATACCCCAAACCTTGCATATCCATGCCGCTCACCTACTTCCTTTCACACAGTGCTGTCAGAGCCTTGAAATCTATTTCTACTAATCTCAGAGACGGCTCATTTGTCTTTAAGTAGTCAGTCGTGTACCGGGTATACAAGTCCTTTCTCATGTCGCGCTGAACCGTTTTGACCAGCCAGAGATAACAGTGCGGGATAGGAATCCTGATCAGCTCCCTTTTCATCAGCTCACCAACTCCGAAAAATGGATGATACTGTTCAGTTGATTAGTGGCCCGGCAATACTTGCATTTTTCGCATCGCTCTGGCTTCTCTCCGCCGTGTTTCACTTGCAAAATCCGATCCATCCGCTGCTCAATTTCTTCAAGCTCTATTTCCATCCTGCCCTCATCAATATTGATGACAGCTTTATCAGGTGGATCTTCTTTTGAAACCCCTACGATCAGGGGCTCAAGCCATTCGCTCCGTCCAGTCATCCGTTTTTCAATCTCTGCGTAAAGCGCCATCTGAGCGATGTATCCGTATGCCTCAACAAAAGAGCAATATCCTATTTCCGGGTCCCAAACTTTCTCCCGCAATGACCGCGCTGTTTTCAGATCGGAGAAACGGCCGCCAGCTGGGTTGTATACGTCCAGCTTTCCTTTCCACGGAACACCGAACAATTCAGCAGTTACGATGACTTCCTTTTCTCCTTGCAAAACGAACATACAGAGTTCGTCATGTTGAATCGCCTCAATCATCAGATCAGCTAACTGATACTGCTTGTACAGCTGGCCCTTTTGTGTAAAAAGTGATGGGGTGTTCTTTTTAAATTCATCAAAAGCCTGTTCACCTTCAAGCCAGGCATGAACATATTGGCCGAAGAGGAGCGCCTCCGAAGTGGGCGGCGTCCATTCTCCGTTCAACTTTGCCATAGTAGCAGCCTCGCATTGCAAAAAGCTTTTATATTGAGAATTTGACATGTAGTGTCTATCAATCTCGTTAGAGTAATAATTCTCCTTGCTCAGCGCCGGTATCCGCATTAGCAGGATCACCCGCCTTTTCTTTACTATCAGCAGGCTTGTCAGCTTGCTCTTTCTGCTTTTTGAATTCTTCCTCAGCCTTTGATTTAGTCGCACTAGTGGCCTTCACATTGAAGTAATCCTCTTTCTTTGCCATCCCATCACGCAGGGCCGTGTAAATACGACCAATTTTCAGGAAATCTTGCTCAGTGAAGGCATCAACATTACTGCCGATGTACTCCTGAATCATTTCCTTAGTGATGCCAAACTCTTTTTTAAAAAGGGAGAAGGCACTTCTGAGTCGGTCTTCCAGTGGTTCCTTATGTCCACTAATCAATGTTTTTTGACACATATCTACCGCCGCATCAACGATGTCGCCCGGAATCACTCCAAGTATGCAAGCACGAACCCGGCGGGCTCCTTGATTGGCAACCATTTCGTAAATATCCCTTGGATCATCAAGTTTGGTAATGGCGCCCCGTGCCTTCCGTTCATGCTTCACAGTGAAAATTTTGGTTTGCCGGGTATTCGTTTCAAGATCCCAAGCGTAAGCCATGACAGATGATTCACCGGCCTTTTGTTCCAACTCCATAATTCCGTAATCAATGTTCCCCCAGTTCTGTGCCAAGGCCTCAGCCAGCCGGATGGATGGGCCGGAAACCTTTGTGCCGCCGCGCGGATATTCATATACCGCATTCTCAGCCAATAGCCTCCGCTCGCATGCTTTTTTAATCCGGTCAAAAGCCGCGTATACGTCCCGTGGGAATTTCTTTGCGATAACCATTGCCGCTTGTACTTCTTGAGCCTGTCGGCTTACCATCGCTTCCGTAGTCACGCCAGTAGCCTGCTGGGGCGCCGGCATGTAATCTGAGTAATCCACCTGTGATAATCCATTCATTGTGCTTCTGCCACCTTTCTTTTATATGCTTCCGTTCCAAGCCGCTGCCATTCCCGATAGTGATCCATTGAAGGGAAACTAAACTGCGCTTTACCGTTTTTGGAGAATACAATTGAGCCGCCGACCTGCCTTAAACGTCGCTGATCCTCCGCACGCTCACTGAATGCCACTTTAACTGCTTTAGCCATGTATAAAACCTCCATTGTTTTTTATGGGGCGTTTTGGTATAATAGGAATACAATCAATTATCAAAACGCCTTACCTAGTCCACTCTGCCAAGTGGGCTTTTTTATTGCTCATTTTTAAATTCAAAACCAAGATGCTCCTTCAGATACCGCTCAAGGTTTTCCCTCAAGATGATTTCACCCTCAGCACTATCTATCACGTAATCATCGAAAGCCGTTACTTCATCCCCAAAGTAATCCTTTTGCGTGTCCGGCTCAGTCAGCTTGTCATGCCAGTTGTTCAAGACCATCGGATTTTCAATATTCATTGTGAACACCTACTTACAACACTCAGGTGAATCCCGCGGGCCGCCATATTTAAGACAGTTTGATGTAAGCGCCCTTTATTCGTCAGCCGGTTAATATCCTCTGTAAGAACCTTGATGCTCCCTGCAAGACTGATAGCTTCTTCATAATCGCCATCCCGCAACGCCTCCGCAAGCATGATAGAGAGCCTTTCCGCCGACTCGATTTTCCTTTTTGCTGAATCTGCATCTGCTTTAAGAAACTGATTGATTTTCATACCAGCACCGCCTGCCTTTCTTCTGTTTTTGCCATTGCAACCTGACTCATTAGCGCTTTCCGTGTCCACCTTTCGGCCAGTTCTTTCATGTTCAGTCCATGACTACGGGCCAGCGAGTATATCAGCGTTTTGTTTGCCGGGATCAGATCAAAAATCTGCTTAATATCAGCCATGGGCAGTTCTTCAGGTTGTCGGCCTGGTCTATCGTTTGCCAGCCAACGTGCTAAATGCCTTGTTGCTTGCAATGCTTCTTCAAGCTGGTGAATCATATTGATTACTGCCGCACTTGCGCTCTCGTTAAGTGCTGGATCAATTGGCGCCGCCGTCGTCGGGTGCAATTTGAAGAGGTAATGGACCAGATCAATATGTTCGTATGCCTCGCACGCCTCAAACCACTTGATGCATAATTCCGGGGTAAGCTTACTGAATCCATTTTCAACGTCCGAAACATACCGCTGATCCTTTCCCCCTATCAAATTACCGATCTGATACTGTGCAAGTCCTGCCGCTTTGCGGACACTACGCATGATCCGGGGTAGATTATGCAAATTGTATGGGTTGTTCTCCATATGTTTGCCTCCTGATATATCCAGTTGTTCACTGGTAAAATTTAATTAATGAAGGAACTAGCTTGCTTGCTGTTTTCTCAGCTTGTCGATGATAAAGGCCTGTCCCTTTGGCGTAATGCGGATAGTCAGCCATGATTTAGATGAACCGTTTACTTGTCGCACTCCCTGTGCTATCTCAAAATAACCACGGTCGATATATTCCTGGTATGGCTCGTTCTTGTTTGCCAAGATCATCTTCCACTCGCGTAGCTTTTGGAACAGCCGTTTTTCTCCAATGCTGATACCCTTTTTAGATGCAAGCTTCGCCAGTTCCCTCACAAGCAATGATTTTTCAGATGCCATACAACTCTCTGCAAAGTTGATCAGTGGCTGCTGAATCTTCAGTGTGTGCTGAAGTCGTTGCCGCTCTTCCTCTTCGGTGATCCATCGCTTTGCCCGGCTGATCGGATCATCAATCATGTAAGAGGGCTGATTGAGCCTTTGAAGCTCATTTTCCATTCGGTTAAATTCTGCAATGTATTTTTCTTTAAACAGTGCGGCCTTTGCACCCGTGTAACCAAAAACCAAGAATGTGAGTCCATCACGTTTTATGAGATATTTTTTGTATGTTCGGTTTCGGTCATCCTGATAGTCAACCTCCGCAAAATTGTGGAGATTAAATTCTTTGCTGGAATCAAGGTTTCTGATGTCCCGCAGGACCGTGTCATGCCGTTTCCCGAAGACTTCAGCGACAGTCAGGCTGTCCGTTACAACTTGATTACCTTCAATGAAAACGAGTTGATTCACCCTATCGCCTCCTTCATAATCGCTTGTTCCTGAGCTTCAATCCATGCATCAATGTTATGTTTGGTAAAGAAAATGCGATTCCGGACTCGGAAGTGTGGAATTTGTTTTTCTCGGACCATCGTGTAAATTGTGTCATGATGAACGCCAAGGTAATCAGCTGTTTCCTGCACAGTTAATGTATTGCGTGTCATGCTCAAACCTCCTGTTATCTTCGTTGCTGATTAAGCAACATTCTGAGTAAAAAAATCAGTCACATGGCAAGCAAGGACCTTTGCTAAACTTGGAAGCTGTCTGGCTTTGAACGAGTACTCCCCTCTTTCATACTTTAAATATGTTGAGGCATCTTTAAAGCCTAAAGCATTAGCTAACATTTGCAGTGAAAGGTCAAGTTCAATTCTTCTATTTTTAATAAATGCCAAATCAAATATCACATTATCACCCCCACACCGTTGTTGTATCAGCAACTTATCTACAGTATATGTTGTTGAATCAGCAAAGTCAACGCTTTTGTTGCGTTTTTAGCAAAATATTTTTTTCTGTATTGGAAACATGTTATGATGATGTTGCTAATATGGAAATGCCAATAAAAGGACTCTGGTGATTTTAATGACAAATAAATTAGGTCAAAGAATTAAGGAACTTCGTGAAAAAAATAATTGGTCGCTTAGAGAATTAGAAACTAGGATCAATATTAATTACAGTGTACTGAGCAGGATAGAATCTGGTAAAAGACCTGTGACGGATACCGAGTTACTTAAGTTCTCAGAACTATTTGATGTTTCTACCGATTACTTAATTGGCAGAAGCAACTCTTTGGAAACCCACGTATCGGAAAAACGAACTGCATATGAATTCAACGACTCTGATCTCCAAATAGCCTTTAGAGACGCTATTGATTTCTCAGAGGAAAGCCAAAAGCAAACAATTGATTTTATTAAGTACCTTAAAGAGAAAGAAGAACGCGAAGGCCGTAAGCCTAAAAAGTAACAAGCTGGCGAAATCTTTATTAATATTTATTTGTTATTATGTTATTTCTGTTTACTAATAAGATCAGGAATGGATCGGGATTAGATCTGAACTGGATCGGGAAAGAATTTTTCACCAGTAGGTTGAAACCAGTTATATCAAGGGATATAGAATTCTTTCTCATCTGGATTGCATCTGGATTGCATCTGGATTCAAACAGGATCGGATCAGAAAAAATATACTCAAGTGTATTACTTATAAAGGGGAAATTAAATTTGTCTTTTTTGATGGAAAATGGCGAAATCTATAACTGTCAGTTTAAAAAACGCATGAAGGCTTCTAAAAATTTCGTAAAAACTTATGAAGCAGCTAAACCCCTGATTGATGAAAGAAATGAAACAATTCATGAACTCGTTTGCGGAACTATGAAGAGTGACGCGACATGGGGGCATTTCATTGCTACAGAAAATCAAGTATATTTCATTGTCTTGAAAAAGAAAAAACCAATTTTAAAGAATTGGCCCTACAAAGAAATAATTAAAATTTCTGCCAGCCGCAAGCCATTAATTGGACATAAGATTGATTTTAAAACAGCCAAAGAAGACTTAAACATCAATTCAATATCAGAAGGTGATATTGACGGCTTTATCAAATATGTAGAATCGAAGATTACTGGTAATGAGGAAAAATTCAATCTCAAAAAAGAAAAAGCCATTCAGGAACAAACAATAGTTGAACAGGAAATAAAAAAGGATATTAAAGAATTTTACTTTAAAGTAGCGAAAACAACAGTAAAGCTGGATGGAAATTATGTTAGACTTTCTCAAAAAGGGATTCTCAACACTGTTACAAAGGGATTCAATGGAGAAAAGTCGTATCGGATTAGCGAATTATCTGGAGTACAGATCAAAAAACCTGGTTTATTAACTTCAGGGTATTTTCAATTTTTGACTCCTGCTGCGAATGAAACTAGCGGGTTATGGGATGCAACAACAAAAGATGAAAACTCCTTCACTTTTGGTCCAAATGAATTGCCCATGGTATTAGAAATTCAAAATTACATAGAAGAGCATCAGTCTATGCCGGCTCCAACAACTGCACCACCAGCTCCTGCCCCTACTGTATCTGCAGCTGATGAATTGAAAAAATATAAAGAGTTGTTGGATATGGATGCTATCACTCAAGAAGAATATGAAATTAAAAAGAAACAGCTATTGAATTTATGACAGCCCTTTTTCCTCGGGCTTTTCTTTCACACCAAAAACAGAACATATATTCCCTTTATGGTGGTGTTTTTAATGTCAATCCAACTATCGTACCTCGAAGAAGAAGTCAAAAAAATCTACCACAGATTAAATATTGAAACTCCTGAAGACATTGATTTAGAAAGGATTGCCGCGGCATTTCGTATCTGGTTGCATTATGAGCAAAGAGAAAGCTGCATGTTTCAAATCAACGGTGAGTATAGCGTCGTCCTTGATGCTCGTGCCTCTCCACAAGAACAGTGGCAAGACTTTGTTCATGAGCTATGCCATGTCTTAAAACATACTGGAAACCAATTTCACATGAATAGAATGTTCAGGCAGCTTCAGGAATACCAGGCGAACAGTTTCATGTATCACTTCTGTGTACCAACATTCATGCTCATAAAATTGAAACTGCCCCGTCTTAAATCAGAAGTCATTAAATTATTAGGAGATACATTTAATGTGACATATTCCTTCGCGGCTAAACGGTTAGAAATGTATGAGAGAAAAAAATTTTCAGATAAAATCTATTCAATGAGGTGTAAAACATGGGCCATTGGATGCCAAGAGGTAAAAAGTCTTTCTTATTAGTAGTTGAGAATGGATACAATACCAAAGGGAAACGCGACAGAAAAACTAAGACTATAAAGATCGAAGACCCAAAGATTCTTAACAGCACAAGGAAAAGAGAAAAATATTTAAATCAGCAGCTTCTTATGTTTGAAATGGAAGTCACTTCAGGGGAATACATATCACCTGAAAAATCAACGTTTGAATCCTTTGCAAATGAATATAAAGACCGGATCTTGTATAAAAAATTCGCTCACCGAACATCTGAAATGCATGAAAGCCATATAAAAAACTATATTGTACCCTCAATCGGCCACAGGAGATTGGATCAAATTAAAACAATGCATATTGTTGATTTTATGGATTCCCTAGAAAAAGACGGAATTCGTAAAGACGGCAAAGCAGGAGGTTTATCAAGTTCAACCAGATACGATATATTCAAAGTTTTGAAAGCGATGTTTAAAGTTGCTGTCAAACAATGGAAACTCATTAAATCAGATCCAACAGAAGATTTAGATCCTCCTACTGTTGAAACCAAAGAAATGCAATTTTATGATTCAGAAGCAGCTAAGGAGTGTATTGAGGCTCTGTATCAGATTGATATAATGTGGAGATTGTATTTTTTAGGCGCAATGATTGGCGGTCTTAGAAGAGCAGAAGGATTAGCCTTTGAATGGCACTTAGATGTTGATTGGGATGCAGGAGGTTTTTATGTAAATCGTTCAATTCCAAAAACAATTGACGGAAAACCGCTTATCAAAGATCCTAAATCAAAAAAATCTAAGCGCTTTGTAAAGATGCCTGATTGGTATATGGATGAGCTTGAAAAGTATTATAGAATGTGGAAAAAAGAGAAACTGAGATTAGGTGATGCTTGGGAAGGCGGAGAACATCAATACGTTTTCCATAGTGGGAAAGGAAAGCCCTATTATTACACAACCCCCACCGCAAAATGGTCCAAGTTCACCAAAAAGTATGGACTGAAAAAAATACGACTACATGAGTTGCGTCACACAATGGTTACTTTATTAATTGAAGCTGGCGCAAATTATAGAGCGATTCAAGAACGAGTCGGTCACGCCAGTTATCGAACTACATTCGATAGATACGGCCATGTAACAAAAAAATTAACTGATGAGACAGCTGAACTTTTCAACAATTTTGATCCTAAAAAGAGATACGGACAATAA